CCTTCTTCGTTACGTAGCGGAGTCCCTCCACCACATAATGGGTCGGTATTCCGAAGTCGAGGCGTCTGTTCTTATGCGTCACGGCCCTGGATCGATCGCCGAAGGGTATACCGGCCACGATAAATGGCTTGTACCTGCCCCGGACCTGCCTATAGTTAATTCCTTCGACCCTCTTTGCCGATTACCTCGGTCACCCTATGTCCCTAAGACTTCGCTTGTTAGCGTCGTCCCCAAGACATCCTGGACTGACCGTGTAATCTGCATCGAGCATTGTTGGAACCAAGCTATACAGCAGGGTATTGGTCGATTGCTCTCTCGTCGACTACTCTCCATCGGAGTCGATCTCTCGACCCGATGGAGACGCAACCAAGATCTCATCGTGGTTTCCCCCGAGTATGCTACCATTGATCTCTCTGCAGCGTCCGATAGTATTACTATCGGCCTCTGCAATGATCTAATGGACGTTCCCGGTAACCATGTTGATTGGTTGCAGGCTATGTTTTGCGCTCGCTCCGATTTTTATTCGGATACCCGCAAACCCACCGGACAGCTTGCTCAGCTCCGCTCATTCGCCTCTATGGGGAATGGGTTTTGCTTTGTTTTGCTTTCCTGTGTATGTATGGCTGCTTGTGTTGCTGCCAGACATATAGCGAACGGTTCTCGTGGTCCTGTACTAAGATCTGAGGTGGTATCTTCCTTCAAAACCGATTTCTCGGTCTTTGGTGATGATATTGTCTCCGATTCCAAGTACGTTCCTCATTTAAGGTACGTCCTCCAATCCCTGGGCTTCTCTTTGAACACCGAGAAGTCCTCTGGTTGCGGCCCCTTACGTGAGACCTGTGGAGCTTACGCTCTTTGGTCTCGGTCCCGTCTTATTTTTCGACGAGGTCTCCCCCGTCTCAGGTCAAACTGGGACCCGGCGATAGATAGTTTACCGTCACTGTGTTCGTTACAACGAACCCTTTCACGTATGCACTATCACCATACTGCTTCTGCTATCCGCAGTTGCATCCTGGAATCGCGTTTCGGTCATCTTGTAGTCCGAACCCCTAGGGGCGAAGATATAC